ATGCCAGTAGTTGCGGATGTTCCTGTAATTACTCTAGCAGTTCTTTCTGTGCCTTCTGGAGTAAACTCAAGGTTAAGATGTCTGATAGTAGTTGTACCAAGTCCAACATTTTCAAAAGATACAAACTTAGACCTAACTGCAAGTGTAGAACCTTCTTGATGAACATAGTTGATTTTAACAACACCACTTTCCATAGAAGAGGTGAATGTACCCATAAACTGAGGACCTGAAAGACCACCAAGACTCTGACGACTATTAAATGAAGCCAATTCAGTCAAGTAGGTATCTGTGCCGTCATGTTGTAATGCTAATTCAACATAATCAATTTTGTTATCAACATTATCGACTACAAGGAAGTGTCCAATGCCAGCGACATAAGTTGTTGTACTAAATCCAACAACTTCTGTTGTAGCACCAGAAGAAACAAGAACATTAGCCGAAGAATTTACGACATTGCCCGTGCTAGTTGATCCAATACCAATATCAGCAGAGAATCCTTGCTGGAATGTTTTAATATCAAAATTAGTATCAAATGTTTCGTAAGGTTTAATTCTTACCTCAGATACATTATCATTACTATTAAAGAAAGCAAAGAAATCTGCATATCCCGTTGAAAGACCAATATTATTGGTATTGTTCATATGGGATTTTTGAAGCAAGAATGTATCTCCCTCAGATGCAACTAAAATAACTTCATTAAGTTGATATTGGTTGTTTAGTGGGTTTTCTGCACTATGAGTCGTTTGGATTAAATATCTTGCGAAATTTCTTCCGGCGACAGCAGCTGCAATAGTTCTGTCGTCACTTAAATCATTAGATTCGTTACTAACAAATTCTGGACTAATATCATCGTGAATTAAAACTCTATTTGTTTTATTCAGAATAAAGTCAGCAAGTCTAGTAGATTTAAGTTCCAGGAATTTAGATACATTATCAGCAGAGTTAACATCTCTAGAAAGGTCAAACTTGTATATTGCATCAACTCTTAAAGCATCGCCAATAAAGTCAAGAACAAATCCACCAGCATCATCTGCAGGTTTTGTTGAATCTCCAGCATTACCAACAGATAGAATTTGAGTATTGGCAAAGTTCTTCATCCCAGAAGGATGGACAATATCATTTACATAAGTAATGATTTCTTCAAATGTCTTATCACTTTCAATAGCATATGACATATTTTGATAATAATCATTATCCGGTAGGAATTGGTTACTATCTCCAATTAATCCAATATTATCCGACCACCCAACATTTGCATCGATTGTAGAATCAATGTCATAATATCCGTCAAATGTTGTAATTACATCAACTTCTGCCCGGTCTCCACTATTCGTACCTATGAGTATATCATCCGGTTCCAAAGGTCTAGACCCTTCGATGACCATAATTCCAGTATTAACATCGATAGATCTTAAAATTAGATCATTTTGTAAATCATCATTTCTTCTTAATGGTTCGTTTTTAGAAAAAGGTGAGAAGGCTTTACTGCAACTAAATTGTGCTAAGTTTTCTGCCTTTACAATTTGTCCAAAACCAGGAACAACAGTTGCACCAGTACCAACATTTGTCGAAAGGCCAGTGTACTTGAATGATACTTGTCTTGGGTTTACAGCGGAGTTATAGTCATCAATTATAAAGTTTGTGAATTTGTAATCTCCAGAGTTAAATCCATCGCCATCATCATTGAATTGGATGCCTTCAACGAATACCACTTCCCCAATTACAAAAGGTTCGTTTACATACCCAAGAATAGGTGTAGTAATTTTACATGTAACTACACCAACATCCGAGAAAGCTTCGATGATTGAGATTCCATTACTATTCTGTAATGGTGCAACTCCATAATCGTTTCCTGACAAACCCCTAGGTTGTACAACAACTTTTGCTGAGTTAACAGCAGAATCGCTAAGATCGCATGTAATCAAACCATTATTTACAATCTCTCCGGTTGACTTATCAAAAAGAGCCAGTGATGGTGCATTTAGATAAGACCTACCACCAAAGGTAACTTGTACATCAATTACTCTATTTGCGTTTTTGACTTTTACAGATCTTGGTAAGAAAGCATCTGGTTTTAGAGTATTATCTGAAGGATATCCATAAACATCAGTAGGAACAGTTACATTATTTAATTTGTTAATAGAAGATCCAGTTAAATTTAAATTTGCACTAATTCCGCTAGATCCAATAGAGGTAACTGCTGGAATTGATTGATATCCAAATCCATTGTTAATTATGCGAACTTTTGAAATTCCACCAGTTGCACCAATTGATGTTGTTGTGAAGAAAAGATCTTCACAATCATTTTGAGAATATCCGTCCTTCTCAGCGTCAAAAGCTAGAGTTGCAGTAAATGTGGTATTTCCTACACCAGTTACGGTATATCTACCATTAAATGAACTGTCAATAAAACTAATTTTAGTGTATCCATTAACCTCGGTATCTGAGGTTGACATATATCCACCCTTTTCAAAACCATAATACAATTCATTTGTAATGGATTTATTGTAATTAATAGTGACTTTAGCTACATTACTTGGAGTGGTTGTTCCAAGTCCAACAGTATTAACCCCAACAACTTCTAGATTATTGGTACTTCCTGTTCCGACAAATTCATTAAAGAAGTTATTATCGTAAAAAATCTTTAGTTTACCACCAAGCAAACTAGAATCATTCATATTGAATACAATATTATTATTCTTAGTTACTTTAATTGGTGGATTAATTGGATTGATTGATTGCCCAGTAGAACCAACTCCAATTAGGTTTACAACTTCAGGAGGATCTAAGAATAATTGTGCTCTAGATTCTGATAATTGAAAAGTATTCTTATCAACTTTTAAAACAAAATATGTTCTTTGGAATACATTTTCGGGAAGATTTGCTTCATTGCCATCAGAACCATAAGCTAGAATCTTAAATCCACTTTCCAAACCATGATCAGTAAAAGTGAAAGTATTATCGGAAGTATTGATACCTGTTGTAGGAACCTCAAAGGGATTAATAATAAGATTGCCATCTAAAAGTTTGACAACAACATCTGAATTGGGTCCAAGTCCAGTCGTCAGTCCTGGTCTTACGACCAAAGAAACTTTATCATTAACCGAAAGATTGTGCGATCCACTGGTTTGAACTGTCAATTCTCCCCTATCGATATTCGCAGTTTGTTGTGTATAGTTTGTATTAAAGAAATAATTCCCAATACTATCTCCAGAGTTCGTAAAGAACAACTCTGGGGCATCAGGAGTGGTCTTAAGTCCAATCGTGTTGGAAGTCTTGCGAACTACATATAGACTCGCTGGAAGAGCACTAGGAGTGGTGTAAGGACTGATTGAGTCTGTAGCCGTCAGAGCTGTGTTTCCATTCCGACTAAATGTTACTAAATCATTAGTTTTTAGACCATGCTGACCAATATGAATTGATTGTGCAAGAATAGAGCGAGATTTAGTTACTCCATTTAAAGATACATTTACTGCTGTAGAAATACCAACAGTAGTTCCAACGCCAACAGCCTCTTTGGGATTAAAGTAATAAAATTCTTGGAATCTAGAATCAACTGGTGTAGTCTCTGTAAGTGAGAAGTTTAATTCACTTGTAAAGTAAGTGACAGCAACTCCTGCAGATGCTGTAGCAAATCCAGCATATCTTTCTACTCTAAGAATTTTTTCTGTTGGGAATGCATTAATAACTCGTAATGTTTCTGTTCCAATTCCAATAGAATCTCCTGCAGAAACATTTGATGGAACTCGATTGACTTTTAAATCAGTAACAATGCCAGAATACCCATTCTGCTCAAGAAATGTGAAGTATGTTGGTACTGCAATCTTATGAAAATCTTCAATTCCTTGCACATAAGTGGAAACACCACTAATTTTCACAAAATCATTTTCACTAAACTCATGATACGGAGAAACTCTAAAAGATACTGATTCTCTTCCTACTTTAAATGGTACATTTGTAAAGCTAACTTGCTCACTACTTACTTCATTAACAGGAACTCCATAAATTTCTTGAACTTCTGCTGAAACACCTCCACCATTAGTTCCAGTATCATCAAAAACTACAGTATCTAAAACGCTGTAACCTGATCCTGCAAAATCAACTTCGATGGAAGTAATCGATCCTACACCGAGATTATCTGGTGTTGATTCTTGGTTATTAGTTTTGTATGGTTGGAAGACATAATCATATGCTTTGCCGTCACCAAAAATATTATATGGGAAGGTATTTCTAACTAGTTTAGAGTTTTCAAAATCAAAGTTAGTTTGATCAATAACTAAGCCTCTGATAGTATTTTCTGGAATAGCAAAACTACGGAAAGTGTCTCCAATAAAATATGGAAATACTGGTGTATTGATATTATCTACAGTTGCAAAGTATGCGTAGACACCGAGTGGAAAATCAGGCGTTTTGGTAAATTTTCCGTTATGCTCGTCAAGATCTCCAGATCCCTGATAAGCATAATCGTCAATTAAAGATCCATATGGAAAACTAGATGTGGGAGGTCTATTGGTAATTTTAGTAGCATCAATTTCATAGCTAGACAATTGCCTCTTAACATCGGATTGGATATTATCCGAATCTTTTAATCCATAAGGTCCATAAATTGGATTGCCGTCATATGCCCACCCAATAATAGGTGAGTGGCTAGATCCATCGTCTCCGAAGAAATTTCTAATCGTATTTCCATAACCGATATAATTTACAGCAACACCTACACCATAAGGTGCAAGGTAGTCTAATTCGTCTGGATCGAGTCCAAAAGACTTATTAATAACTAATGGCCTTAATGCAGCTTCAAGTCTTAGGTTTGTTCCTACTGGTTCAATATTGATAGTTGTAGTAGAAGAAGCATATCCAACGCCGCCGGAAATAACTTTTACTTCTGTGATACTTCCATTGTCGTTTACAATTGCTCTAAGAATTGCTCCATTTGCCTCTGGACTGACACTAGAGACTTGAATCTCTGGGGGACCAGAATAACCAGATCCACCAGCCTGAACAAATGCACTAATAATTCTACCATTAGAAAAAATTAATCCAATCTGTCCTAAAGAACCTCTTTTAATAGAAATTTTTGGAGGGTTCTGAAAATTAATAATAGTGGATCCATAATTTGACCCTCTTTCATATAAAACAGTATCAACGATTTTACCCCGAACAATTGGAGTTGCTACAAGTACTTGTTCCTTCTGATCTTCCGTTAGTACTTTTACAGTACATTCAATTGGAGGATACGAAAATTTTTGATATCCTGATCCAGGAGTATCTAAGAATGTATGAATTTTTTTAATATAATTAGATCCTGATGGTTTTGTGTCACCCTTATTACCAACTTCTGCCAATCTAAAACTAGAACTATCAAGTTTCAATACTTGATATTGTTTATCACTACTCAGTCCAGTAATACTAGTAGTATCATATGTGTAGTTTAGAATATCCCCATTAGAGAATCCATGATCCTCAAAATACACATAGTCTCTAAATGTATTGATACCAGCTGGTTTAACAAAAACATTTCTACTAGTGTATCCTTCACCAGAATTTTCTACACTAATTCTACCAATGGTCTTTTTCTTTTCAAATGTTCTAAAAATGTGCTGACCACTATTACTACTAGCAGCATTTTCTGAAATAGCAATGGTGCCAATACCAAGAACAGCATCAGACTTTGAATAATGTAAGAAAATAGAAAGTTCGCCAGATGTTCTTACATAGTAGTCTTGACCACTCATCAAGGTCAATTCATCTTTTACTCCACCTGTAGTGGCGATACCTAAATTATTGTTACCATTATTGTCATAAACAATTCTATTACCAGTTACTAGGTTATGCTTCTTACCAAATGTAAACCTATCATTAACAGCCTCTACATTGCCCCCTGAGATGGTGCTGATGCCTGCAAAATCAATCTGCCGGTATCTTTCCTCAAGAAGTGCTCTACCTCTTGCTCCAGTGCCATTACCACCATAGATTTCTACAGTGGTAACTTTATCGATATCAAACTCTACAGGATCAACAAATATATTAGCAATTGTACCTGCGATACTAACAATTGCACCTGCAGTATTAGCTGCACTAACTGTGGAGTCTGTAATAGTAATACTAGGTGGATTTTGGACATCATATCCAGTTCCACCACTTAAAATATTAACTGACTTCAGAGGTCCATAGTAAACTGAATCTTCACCCTTGTAATTAAGAATTTCTAGACCATTGATGAGCATTCCAGTATTACCATCAGCAGTAATTTCTGAGGTAGTCTGCGCTTCTTTACCACTCTTAAGGTCTTGTGCTAGGGTAAACCTACGGATAGGTCTAGATGGGAAAATCTCTCTCTTTCCTTGAGATGCAAGAATAAAATCATGCGTACCAGCAATACCAGTAGGATTGAAATATTCTGGAAGATTTGCTTTGATGAAAGCTCTAGATGTATATAACTCAATCCTATTAGCAGGACTTAATACTTTTACAAAATAATTTTTTTGCTCAAGACCAAGAATATTAACTGTTCCAGCTGATGGAACATAAGAAATCTCATCTCCCGTTCTAAATGGAACATTGTTAGTAAATGCTAGTGTAGAGTATGCATCTTCTACACTGTAGTAGTTGTCAAAGTTTCCAAGAGCTACAGTAGGATCTACTAATGTCGATTTTAACTTATCTACAGTAATTAGGTAACTAGGTAGTGAGCTAGAAGCTACATATCCCTCTCTCTTACCTGTTGCAGACTCATTTTCAGTTTCAATATAAGAATTATTAATGTCTGCCAGTAACTGATTTTGCCCACCTCTAATGGGGACAACAGAAGAATTTGCTTTTAATTGAACTCTACGAATATCGTAATATAATGATTGGTTTAATGTAGGAATAGTACCAGAAACAGTAATTGTGTTTGTAGTAGTGTTTACGGATGCTACGGTCAGTCCTGTAGCTTCTACTAACTCTGAATTTCTATTAACTATTTCTACAGTATCATTTTTTCGGATACTACTCTTATCGATAGTTCCCTCTAAAACAAAACCAGATCCAGAGAATGAAGAAACCTCATATCTAGCAGATGTATTGTACATCCAAGAGTTGAAAAATATATTCTCATATCCTTTATTGATTTCTGGGTTTTCAATTAACCTACCTAAGTTTCTAATCCTAATAGAAGAATCTTCATCAAGGTTTTGAAGTGGTTGGTTAGCTAAGAACCTACTGAGAACACCAGTAACCTTAAATTCTACTCTCTTAGATGAATCGCCGTTCTCAAATCCATAAACAATATTAGGAGCAGAAATATCTGTATTATTTGGAACTGTTGTTGCAATTACTGGACTTACATCAAAGAATTGAGAAATACTCTTTTGTCCATAAGTGTATGTTGTTGCGCCAATAGACAGAGTTCCTGTACTAGAGAATCCAATAGTAGAATCTACAGTAATTACAGATGCACCAAGTCCAACTTCACCAATATTGCGAGTTTTTCCGGGAACTACAAAAGTACCATCTGTTAGGCTTCGTTCATCAAAACCAGTAAAGAGTGAGATTTTAAAATAATTGCCTCGAATATTAGAAACTTCGGAAATAGGACCAGATGCCGCATTAAACTTATCATTTAGTACATCGTTATCCTGATATAATGTTTCTCCGACAAGATTTGAAGGATTTCCAGAAATTAACTCAAGAGAGAGTGTTTTTCTACGAACATAGTTTGCATATGATGGCTTAATGAGATATTTCTCAAGATCATTGATTTTTGGATCAATACCAAATAATGCCTTAAATAAAATCTTAAAAGAATCCTCAGTTCCTTTTGATTCGTAAAGACTTCTAGCCTCTTTAATAAAATTATTGACATCTAATTGTGGTGATAGATTTACTCCCTCTAATCCGGGAGCATACATCGCCTTTAACTTTTTATAAAACTCTTTTAGAAAAAGAGCACTGACATTTTGAACATTTGCGCCAATAAAGTGTTCAGATGCTGTAGTTTGCTCCCAAACTAAATCGCTAGCATTATTAGGTGCAGTATAGGAACTAATCCCGCTGAACCCTCGCGTACATCCAATAAAACTAGTTTCAGTCTTGTATTCATATCCAATAATTTCGGCATCAATCTTAATCAGACCATGTTTTGGGGGATATCCATCTGTATTCTCTACAGTAATGGTATCATCAGTCTCAGAACAAGATCCTGTCAGTTGCGTAGATCCTCTAATGACATCTACAGTAAGATTATCAATCTTAATGTAAGCATCAATGTTTTCAGCAATATCTGCAGGGCCACCTTGGTAATCCTGAGAGATATAATACTGTTTCAGGAATTCGGTAAAATTGGGATTTTCCGAGACTGCAAATTCGGGAATAGATTCCGAAACAGTCTGATAAGTTTTTACTCTTGGACTTAGTGGGGAGTTTGTCTCTATCATCCTACTGTCTAATTAGCGATCCGTTGGAGTAACTGGATGTGATTTGATAACCAATACCAGAAATTTGTTGGCCAGAGGAAATCGTGTCTCTCACGATATTTATCTCCGAATTTGATAGATCCAGACTCAGGTAAATATCTTTAAGTCCAATAACATCATTCGACTCTGGGAATGCCTGTACTTCGATAATATTATCTCCAGCTGTAGTAGTGTTGATAGTAACTGCATTAAGTAAAATCTCACCTTTTAAATAATCTACAGTACCTGCAGATTTAATAACAACTTCTGCAGATTCTCCTTCTAACTTTGCTGGTTTAAAAATTGCAATATCGCCATATCTACCATCATCTCTAGGAATATCAGTTAGGTATACAAATTCGGGGTCTCCAGCAATCGTAAATCCACTAGACTTAACGGTTCCACCACCTGCTAAGATATGGAATTGATTTCCAAAGCATAATTCATATTGTGCAGTCGTATTTACAAGAACTTTAAGGTCTCTACGGATTGTAACTTTTGTGATATTGGAAGTAATTGAATTATTCGTCTTATCAATAATACTTTGCGATTCAGAATACTTAAATCTACCGCCAAACTTATTCAAATTTGTAGAATTGCCATAAGTTGTCAATGATTGAATAACTTCAGCCTTTAATTCGTTCGCATCATCAAAAATAGTGTTGTTATAATAGGCAGTAGTGCTCAATTCAATGTATAGAACTTTCAGATCTTCAATTCTTTGGTTAATACCCGCAATAGAATAACTTTTAAGGTCGTTCAGGATGTTCTGCTTAGTAAAGTCAGATAAAAATGTACCATTTACTGGTTTGATACTTAAAACAACAGTTCCAAACTCTGGGGGATCTAATTCTTCACCGCCAACGACAGAAACTGACTCAGTATTTGGATAAATCTTTTGAATGATAGCTTCATAATCCCTTGGCGTAACCGCTCTGTTCTGCGCGGAGTACAATCTAGGAGCGAAGTATCGTACAGAGTCAATTGCCTCAATCTCAGCGCCATTACGGGCAGTCTGGGAAGTAGTTACGCTGATTATATTAGTTGATATTAACGAATTATTTGAATCATCTCGTACATCGCCGGAATAAGTGAAATTTTTCCCTTCGTTACCAAATTTTCCATCAGTCGTGATGTAATTAATTTCAATTGTATCGCCTTGTTCTAGTTTTGATCCAAAAAGACCATCTCCAAACAGTAATTCATATGTCTCGTTTGGTGATTCTTGAATTAAGTAGATATTTGAGTCTTTTGTGACATTGATAATGTTATCAACCTTAGAAAATGACAGTCCCGCAGTAGCTCCAGACTTTTTAACATTCACCGTAAGGGTATCGATATCAACATTTGAGTTTTCAATGATAAATCTTTGATCAGTACTACCGTTTACCCCCCAAGACTTGCTTAATAGGGATCCTTGATAGACTCTAATATTATTAAACGATGCTGTGCGAGGAGGATTTGACCCAACTACGCCTCCAGTATCAATTGGACTCGTTGCAACGATGTCTTCTGGAATAGAAAAGACATAAGAAGTCTTTTCAACACTACCAACTAATACTAATCCTTTCTTTAAACTAACAGTTGTGCTATTTCCATTGAATTTATAGTCAAAACTAATGATCGCTTCAGCTGCTTTACGCGATCTGGGGACATATCCAATGTTTCTTGCAAGAGAAACTACATTTTCTCTTAAAGTTGCCGAGTCTAAGAAGGATTCATTAGCAACCATGTTGCTGTTGAATGCTGTAAGGTAAGTATTATATGCTAAAACATCAATTAACAGCGAAATATTTGACCCTTCAAAGTCAAAATCAGAGAATTCTGAGTTAGACCTCAAATAATCTTTGATCGAACTCTTAATTTGATCAAAATTTAGGTTGGTATACTTAAATGATGGCATTTTCTTACCTAGTTGGCTCTAAAAGAAATTCAAATTCTTGTCTTTGGAACTCATCACCAACAATATCGTAACTAATTAGGATATCGAAAGCATTCCCGTCAGGATTTGGATTTACTATAACCTTAGTTCCTGCTATCCTACCTTCAAAAGTTCTCAGTACATCAAAGATTTGTTGAGAAATTAAGTTTGCAGTACCAAAATCAACAAAATCAAACAACGAGCTATTAATATCTGTGCCAACTGATCCCCGGAAAGGTCTCTCCCCAGGGATTGTTTGTACTAAATTCCTTACGGCCCGTTTGATTGCGTCCTCATTCCTTAAAACTTGGATATCACCAGTAACAGGATGTGCTTTAAAGGACAAACTAATGTCCTGAAAAGCCCGTGAATTGGTTTCAGGCACGAATCGACACTATATATCGATATTATTTATAGTCACTCTTGAAGAAGATCAGGTTCTGTCTCATCATTTTTATAATCACCAGCTACTTCACGAAGAATTTTGTCTGATTTTTTACGATCAGTCTTAACTCCCCATGAACCACCAACACCACCGTCCATATTTACAATAAGATCGTCTTCCATTTTGTTATTATAATATTGTAAGATTATTTATTCCTTCTTCTCTGATTCTGTCTCCCAGAAATACTCATCAGTATCTCCTAGTCTACCCCATCTAATACCATTCTCTACTTGAAAGTAATGTGTACTTACTTTGAAGTCTGGTATAAGTGGTTCTTCGGGTGTAATAGACAAGTCAAAGATTCGTGTTCGGTTGTTGGGATACAAGCAAAATTGACCATTCTCAAGCTCAATACAGTTATGTGACTTATGTTCGTCAGGAACTTCGCTAACATTAGTATTTGTAGTGTCTATGTCTGGATGAAAGTTATCTAAGGTGAAGCAGTATTCGCCGTTAAGGTTGCCGAAGTTGCGTGTGCGTACTTGGAAGTCCATTGATCCGATAAACTGCTTCTCAAGGCATCTAACCCCATAGTCCATACAGTTCCAGAACTGTAGGTTAGGGAGATCTAAATCGGGCGTCGGCGTTTCGGGACGCGAGCAAAAGGCGGAAATTGGAAGCTTGTCAAACATTGCTGCATACTTAGGCAAATATGTCTCAAAATAAAAAGCGCGTCCAGGTATCGATTTACACGATACCCAAACGCCCTCTACAAACTCACCAAATCCATCTTGGAAATCTCTAAGGTATTCTTTACGAACCCAGACTTTCTGTGGTGGAAGATTGATGATCAATTGACTCATTTTCTATTGTCCAACTTGGAGGATGAAAAGCACAATACTCATTGAATGTAATCTTCATTTCTTTATTAGTTAGGTTAGCATTCTTAGCAGCCTTTGGTAAGTTCCACTTAGCAGAGAATAACATCTCCATGGATTCACGAGTCTCTACTCTCATCCTCTACCTTGACCCCGATACCTCTTCTTACGAGCGTTCGCGCTCGTGGCGCTAAGTTTTGTGTGCTTGCCGTTACCTTGACGAGTCTTTTTGGGGGAAGATTCAATAAATGAACCACCACTTAATGATCTGTTTACTTTAGCCATAATGATTCAATTCCTTCATAGTATGTGAAATTCTGTGAGGGGCAGGGGCACCTGTCTCATAAAATGAGAGAGCATACCCCTCCATGATATTCATGAACTCGTCTTCACTTATATCGGTGTGTCTCTCAGACCCATCAACATAGATTGTGTAGACTGTCCGTTCCATCAGATAACCCGCATCTTCTCGTGACCAACTCTAATACGAGGGTCACACCAGATCTCGATTCCTGCTTCGATAGCATCCAGACAGAAACTCACATCCTCTCCA